CTAAAGTACGGGAACAAAAGAAACTTGAAGGACAGAAACGTGGATCCGAAATTGATAAAACAAGTGAGGCGTCCGGGGCCAAAGAAATGGGCCGTATTGCTCTCAAGAGTACTGGTCCTGGTATTATTGAAAACATAACTGACACTGCTATTCTTGTTGGAGATACCCTTCAACAACCGCTTAGGGCAGTAACAGGAACCTATGATGCTACAAAAGATCCGTTCAATGATCGCTACATTCGGGCGCAAACAGATCTTGGTATTACTCCTAAAACCGAAGGTGGAAAGAAGGTAGCAAGACTTTTGCAATTCTTTAATGCTACAAGGGCTGTAACACGAGCAACAACTTTCGGCATTACAAAAGTTACTGGACAATCTCAAAGCCTTTCACAAGCCCTTAAGGTGCCTAAGGGACGTGGAGCACAGACCTTGGTTGATAACATTCCTGGTGCTGTGGCTGACTTCCTTATGGCGTCCCCTAACGATCCAGAAACCCTTTCCAACTTTGCTCAAGATCTAGTTCCTGACCAACTTAAACCTTTGTTCTTTCTTGCTGCTGATGGTGAGCAAGATAACATTTATCAAATCAAACTAAAAGGTGCGCTTGAAGGTGAAAGTTTTGGAATAATTGGTGAGGTTCTTGGCTCTATGTTTAAGGGGCGTTCATTCTTCAAAAAGGCAAAGGAAGCTGGTGCTGATGATGAAGAAGCCTTGTCTGGAGCCATCAAGGAAATGTCCGATGAGGCTGATACTTTAGCCAATAAGGCAGATGCCGATTACCGCAAAGAAGGTGAAAGTTGGAATGATACAAGGGAAGTTCAACTTCAACAAGCTTTGGAAAAGGAAAACTTTCTACGTCAAGAACTAGAAGGACTTGATCCTGAAAGTCCCAGGGTTACAGAGATCAATAAAAAACTTGAAGATTTAAAAATGGATCAACAAGAAATTGATCGAGCTATTGTTGATACTTCATACAAGGAAACTTGGGAAAAAGAAGGTGCTTTTAAAAATATCAGCATTGAAGAGTCTATCATTGCTGGTCGTAATTGGGTTACAGACGCAGCCGTTAAACGATTAAACCTTGAAGATAGTTGGAAAGACCTTATTAAACCAGCCATCAAAAATCTAGATCCTGATGCTTTGAATGCCATTTATCGTAATCAAGGCAAGGCTGCTTGGGAAAAACTTAAGACTAAACACACAGCGGCTTTGGTAGATAAATTTACCGAAGTGATGGAAACAGCATCTTCTGCTGATGAAGCCAAGGATTTAGCTTTTAAGTATTTGCGTCAACAAGGTCAAACTTTCACTAAATCTAGTGGAGAGATGATTGAGGATGAGGCAGTGATTGTTGTTCAAGCAACAATGCAAGGCATGGCTGAAGAGTTGGCACGGGTATCTAAAAGTTTGTTGGATGTTGATGCTGCTCATCTAACAAACGGTAATCAAGCTGATCGCCTTCTGGATCGGTTGATTGGCCTTATGATGCTTCGTAAGGAAGGGTATAGTTTGGATGCTGGTCGGCGCTTGCTTCTCGGTAAATTTCCTGCTTATAAGCGGATGATCGAAGAAGCTGGTAACGAAGCAGATAAGACTACTCTTACGCCAAGAATGCTTAAGACTTGGGCTGCTGACATTAAAGCACGGATTCGCGCCGAAAATCCTACTGGTGTTGAAGAAATGCGGATGATGGCTCTTGCCATATCTTTGGCACAAGGAGATCCTTCTAAAAGTATTAACTTTGGAGAAACTGTCCTTCGTAGTTTCGGAAAGGAATCTCTTGGTTTGTATTTCAATAGCATTCTTTCTGGACCTAAAACCATTGTACGGAACATGGGTGCGGCTATTCGTATCTTTGCCCAGCCTATGGAAATTGGCATCAGAGGCGTTATAGAAGGTGATGACCGTCTCATAGGAGCCGCTGGAGCAGGAATGATTGGTGCGTTTAGCAGCATTCAAGATGCGTTTCATGTGGCTGCGGTTACCATGAAGAGTGGTGTTCCTGCTACTTGGAATGAAGTGAGTGTGCTGCGAAAAGCAGAACGGATGGCAGAGGTTGATGCAATTGCTGATGCTGCTGTAAATCCAGCACAACGAGCTGCTGCGGGTACTCTTAAATTTGTTCATGCTATTAATAACTGGACTGATCTTCCCAGTAGGCTTATGATGTCTACTGATGACTTTGTAAAAACAGTTGCTGTTCGGCAGAAAATTTATGAGGATGCTATTTTAAAAGCATTTGAAGCAAAAGCCACTAACAAGGCAGCCTTTGCAGCAGCTAATGAAACAGCTATTCGTGAACTTGAACGGAACGTTGATTTTAAAACAGGTCAAATTAAGGATAAGGCTTTACAAGAGTTTGCTGAGCGAGCTACTTATCAAGAGGACCCAGGTGGATTTGTAAATAGCCTTTCTAATATGATTGAAAGGGCTTCTCCTTTGGGTATTCCTGTTGGTAAATATATGTTTCCCTTTGTGCGAACTCCTGCCAATATCATGCGGTATCAATTGCAGATGACCCCTGGAGCAACATCTCCTCTTCTGCAAAATTTCATGGGCGGATACAAAGATGCAATTTCTAAGGGAGATACTTTAAAAATTGCAGAGTATCAGGGTCGTGAAGCTATTGGATCATTCCTTGTTTCCTTTGGTTATACTCATGCGTGGGCTGGTCATATTAGTGGAAACATGCCCATGTCTAAAGATGAACGTGAACGGTGGCGGGTTGCTGGAATCCTTCCACGTTCAATTAAAATTGGCAATCAATGGGTATCCTACAACTGGTTTGAACCCCTATCCAACTGGATTGCGGCTGCTGCTGATTTGGGGCATATGGAACGTAATGGTTCCATTAAAGAACTTGATCAGGTAGCAACCAGACTAGGGTTTGCTATTGCTGCTAGTTTTACAGAGAAGAGTTATCTTGCTGGCCTTGATAATCTTTCGGTATTGAGCAATCCTTACGATTCAGTTACGGATTTTATGAAGGCAAAGGAACGTTTTGGAGAACCTACTGGCCCTGCTGATCGCGCAACTGCTGGGGCTTTGGGTTTTGTTAATTCCTTTATTCCTGGAGCTGGTTTTAGAAAGGCATGGGCAAATACGTCCGACCCTTACTACCGTGAGTATGAATCTTGGACTCAAAAGAAATTGGCAGACATGATGCCTTGGCTTAGTAAGCAAAACATTCCTTATGATGTTAGTATTCTTACTGGAAAGCCTATGCTAAATCCTGGTGGTGGTCTTCGAAACTCTACCCTTCCCTTTGAAGCTATTGATGTTAATAAAGATCCAGTAGCTCAAAAGCTTGTTGAATTGGAAGTTTGGCCCACAATTGATTACAAAAAAACTCAAGATGGCATTACGTTAGATCCTCAAGCTAGGGTAAGGTTAAAAGAGTTAATGTGGAACAATGGTGGACTGCCTAATGAATTGAAGCAATGGTTTAATAGTTCTGAATTTAAAAATAGCCAAAAGAAATACGAAGGGAAAACTTTGGAGCGGGGTGAAGAATATGTTGATCCACTCTTTATTCGTAGAACCAAAGAGATTCTTACAAATGCTCACGGTAGGGCATCAATGGCTTTGATTTCAGAACGACCTGATTTGGAAGAAAAAATCCGTAAAGTTGGTCAACTTAAATTTGCTCAAAATCAAGATAATTTTGCCAGTCAAGCCGAAATTCAACAGCAAAATATTGAAACTGAAACGGAACGGATTAATCAATTAGTTAACTTTGGCAAGTAACCCAACAAAATGGCAATCACTAGCAACACCTACACGGGGAACGGCTCTAACAAGCTGTTCTCTATTACCTTCCCATACATTGATTCAGCTGATGTAGATGTCTATGTAAATGGCACTCTTCAGACCATTACAACTCAATATTTCTTTGCCAATGCTACAACCATTGAATTTGTAGCTGCTCCTAGCAATGGCGCTAAGGTTTACCTTCAACGTACAACTGCTAACGACACCAACGCAGCTACCTTCTTTGCGGGGTCATCCATTAGGGCATCTGATCTGAATGATAATTTTGATCAAGCTCTTTATACCCGTCAAGAACTAATTGATAATAACTGGAATAATACAGATCAAACCCTTGAATCCGTAGAGACGTGGGTATCTAGTGATGCGTATATTGCTACTACCCAATCAATTGATCAACGTGTTGATTTTAAAATTGATACGGCATTAACCAGTGATGTCTTTGGGTCGGATGGTGTTTCCATTACCGATAATAGCCCAGGGTCAGGCCAGATTACGGTTGGGTTGACGGCTGGTTCTGTTGATTTTGATCGTATTAAACCAGAAGATGTCATCACCTTAGCAGAACAAACTGCTCAATCTCCTGCTTGGGGTGATGCCTACGTTGCCACTGCTGGTGCTATTGCTGAGCGGCATGACGTGATAGTGAGCACCACGCAACCCACCACTACGCAGACGGGTAAGCAGTGGCTTAATATCACACCAGGCAATCAAGAGCATCGTATTTATGATGGTAGTGGTTGGCGACTTGTTGCTGTTGGACAGCCATTTAGCCCTGCTGTTGCCACCATCGTTCGTTATGTGGATGCCACCAACGGTAGTGATGCTGTTGATGTTACTGGTTTCCTTCCTCAATCGCCCCTGCGTTCCATCAAACGTGCTGTTACTCTGATCAATAGTAATGCTGGTTATGGTAGTTTGATTGTTGTGGCTCCTGGTGTTTATCAGGAAACCCTTCCAATTCAGATCCAACGTGAGAATGTTTCTATTGTTGGTACGGCGCTGCGTAGTTGTTTCGTTCAGCCTACCCAGGCTACTGAAACAAATACGATGTTTGAGGTCAACAGTGGTACGTTGCTTGCTAACATGACCTTTGTTGGTCTTAAGGCAAGTGGTACTGCTGGTGCTAATGCTTTGGACCCTGGAGCTACTTATGGCCTACCTACTAACCAAGGTTGGTGTGTAGCTTTTTATAACAACGCCTTTATTAAGAAGAGTCCGTACATTCAAAACTGTACTAACTTTGCTGATTCCGGCATTGATAACTCAATTCAATATAATCAAACGAACCTACCATCTTCGGCTCTTGGTGGTGACCAAACATCAGCAGCAACTGGTGGTGGTCTATTGATTGATGGGGATGTACCTATCATTAATAGTCCATTGCGGAGTATGGTGGTGGACTCGTTCACCCAGATCCTTCTTAATGGTCCTGGTGTGTTGTGTACCAATAATGGGTATGCTCAACTTGTTTCGTTCTTTGGTACGTTCTGTAAGTATCACGCCAAGTCCCTTAATGGTGGTCAACTTAACCTAAGTAACTGTACCACTGACTTTGGTGAGTATGGTTTGATTGCTGATGGTAAGAGTTCAACGAACATCTTTACTGCCACAGCAAACGGCACAACCAACGCGGGTCAAATCACCTTTACCATTTCGGCTACCACTCCTGATGCGTCGTGGCATGGTGATCAAACCAACCCACGTCCCTTGGATAACATGCTTGTCCAAATTGGTGGTGCTGCTAATGGTACGGGTGGTACAATTTACCAAATCCTTAGCAGTGCTGTTAATGGTGCTGGGTATGATGTAACGATCTCTAATCCAGATCCTACTGATCTTTCCATTAACCTTGGTCTGATTGCACAACTAACCAATGGAACGACTATAAGGTTCTTCCTGCGGTCTATGATTAGTACTGGTGGCCATACGTTTGAATACGTTGGTTCTGGTACGGATTATCGTGGTCTTCCTGATTACGGTGGTGTGGCTGTTGAAGCCAATCAAGTAAAGAACCTCAATAATGGTAAGGTATGGCAATCTAGTACCGATCAAAACGGTAAATTTAAGGTTGGTGATACCTTTATTGTTGATCAAAAGACTGGTGTCGTAACCATTCCTGCTGCTGCTTCTAGTGGCGTTCAGAAGACCAGTGCGGTTGGTTCTGCTATCATTCCAACGGGAACCACGGTTCAACGTGACGCAGCCCCCAGTGCGGGCTTCTTCCGCTTTAATAGCACCTCTGGCAGCTTTGAGGGATATAACGGCACGGTTTGGGGTTCCGTTGGTGGCGGTGGCACCCCCGGCGGCTCTAACACTCAAATTCAGTTTAATGATAGCAGTGCCTTTGGTGGTGATGCTGATCTGACATGGAACAAGACGACCAACGTCCTTGGCGTTGCGGGCGACGTAACCCTGAATGACGGTGGCACCTTTACCACCACAATTCAAACCGTAACGGCTACTGCTAACCGCACCATCAGCTTCCCCAATGCCACGGGCACGGTTGCTTTGGTTGCTGGCAGCAATCAGCAGGTCACCTACAACAACGCTGGCGCACAGGCTGGTGGCAACCTTGGCTACAACGCCACCACAGGCGTCTTTGGTTACGTCAGCGGCACAGGCACCATTACCCAGCAAACCAACAAAGCAACAGGTGTCACGATCAACAGCCCCAGCGGGCAGATCACGATGAACGGTGCTGCGTTGGCTGCTGACACTACGGTCAGCTTCACGTTGACCAATAGTTCAATCACCGCAAATGACATCTTGATCCTCAACCACCTCAGCGCCGGTACTGCTGGGTCGTATCTACTTAACGCTCAAGCTGGTGCTGGCACCGCCAGTATCAACGTCCGCAACATCACTGCGGGCAGTCTTAGTGAAGCCATCGTCATTGGCTTTGCTGTCATCCAAACCCCTTAACCGACATGGCACAATTCACGATTGAGATTCCCGACGAGCTACTGCCTGCCCTGGTGGTGGAGTTTAGTCTTGTTCAAGGCAGCACAACTGCTACCACCCCTGAGGAGTATTTCCAGGCCAGCATTGTTGAGACGGTGCGGCAACGCGCTGAGGTTTATAAGGTTGGTCCGTATTACGCAGGTCCTGTTGATCCACAGTTCAGGGCTGACGGCAAGCCATATGGCTATGTTGATCCGATTGAACCCGAAGAGATGCCTATTGACCCCGACGCCGAAGTCCAAGATGCTCCGGTAGCTGAAGAGGAGGAAGTGGTATGACGTTGGTTTGGAGCCCTGGGTATACCCCCCTTGATGCCAGCTACTCCAGTGTGTCGCTGTTGCTGCATGGCGATGGCCCTAACGGCAGTACCACCATCACGGACAGCAGCCCTTCGCCAAAGACTGTTACGGCTGTGGGTAACGCGCAGATCAGTACAGCGCAAAGCAAGTTTGGTGGGGCCAGTATCCTGCTTGATGGGAATGGCGACAATCTTTCTACGCCAGATTCAGACGCCTTTTATTTACCAGCAGATTTTACTATAGAGTGCCATTTATACGCTGTTTCATGGGCTGGTCACGGTGGTTTTGTTTACTTTGCGGGACAATATCAGATATCAGATTATTCGCCCGTGTTGCCATTTTTTAATAGTGGAGTGCCTGGTATAGGGGCATATGCGGCTCCAGCTTCCTTCTCTTTTGTCAATGCAACAAGCGGTGCCGCGATTCCGTTAAATACATGGACGCATGTTGCCTGGGTAAGAAGCGGTAACCGATGGAGCGTTTTTGTGGATGGCACTGAAAGGCTGCTAGCAGCAAGCGCAAGCGGCACACCATACAACTCTACCGCCCCTTTCGTTATTGGCAGGCACACTTTTGTTGATCCCCCTGGGTATGCTTTTAACGGCTACATCGACGACTTCCGCATCACCAAAGTGGCTCGCTACACCGCCAACTTCACGCCGCCGACTGAACCATTCCCCGACAGGACAGACGGATGACCCACACCGAAACCTATAACACATGGAGGGCTGAGTAATGCCTACTTATACGCCGGGAAAGGTGGTGCTGGCGCAGACTTACGTTGGCATTGATGACCCTGATGCTGCTGTTTACGTTGCTGCCGTAGAGGCTGCTGATGGGCAAGCCCTAGAGACTGCTACCAAAGTGGCAATCCATAGCTTCGTCAAGGGTTGCAAAGCTGATGGCATCTGGCCTGCGATTAAGGCAAGTTGCATCCTTAGCGGTGCGCGTACTCTGACTGGTGCGTTGGTGCCGTTAGCGGGGACTGCGCCGACAAACAACGGCCCGTTTGTTTCTGGTGACTACAACCGGAAGACAGGGCTGGTGGGAAATGGAACCAATAAGTATTTGAATAGCAATAGGAATAACAATGCTGATCCGCAAAA